AATGCATATCGCCAGGACACTCTGTCTGGGGCATTTCTTAACAAGAACAAGTACCTCGATGCTATTATCAAACAGCACTGCGAGCAAGATTCTAAACTGGACTACGATGAAGTGTGGTCGTCCATCATTGCAAATGATGGGTCGTGTCAGCACCTAAAGTTCCTATCAGATATAGATAAAGATGTATTTAAGACAGCGATGGAAATCGATCAACGTTGGGTTATCGAACACGCAGCAGATAGACAGCATTATATCGATCAAGGACAGTCTATCAACTTGTTCTTCCGTCCAGATGTCAACATTAAGTACCTACATGCGGTGCATTTTTTGGCATGGAAAAAAGGACTAAAAACTTTGTACTATTGCCGTAGTGAAAAACTAGGCAAAGCAGATAAAGTTTCCAAGAGAATCGAAAGAGAAGTCATCAAAGAATTGGATATGTCTGCTATCTTAGATGATAATGAATGTTTAGCTTGTGAAGGTTGAAGCGTGTATATTCGAGATAAGGTTCTTTCTTTAGAAGAAATTGAAGAAGCAAAAACCCTATATGATTCTTTAGAAAAGAAAAAGGTATTCCAATACTACAACCTTTTCGATTTATACAGGGCAGACATACCAGAACCACTAGATCAATACTCTTTCTATAAAACCCTACTTAGATATAGTGGGATGGAGACACACATTGGTGCGCCATATTTTTTAAAATATGTTCCCGGTTCTTTTACTAGAGCACACCCAGATAATGATAGTAAATTCACGACAGTGACTCTCATTGAATCGGAAAATTTGGTTGGCGGCGATTCTATAGTTATCGCCCCTTATGATAAGGGGAAAACTCCTTCGAGACCCGCCAACGAAATTTGCATTAGAAACGAAAGGGAAACAAAAACGCCCCCTTATGGACACGATATAGTTATGGATGTTATTCCATTTAAAGATGGTGATACCCTATCCTATGGACCAACTTTACAACATGGCGTGACAATGGTCCATAAAGGGTACAGAATAGTATTAGTGATTTGGTTTAAATAGAGGCATTAATGAAAACTAATTTAGAAACAAAAAGAGAATATTTCAAACCGTTCAACTATCCTTGGGCATATGATGCTTGGTTAAAGCACGAGCAATCGCATTGGCTACACACAGAAGTTCCTATGGGAGAAGATGTGAAGGATTGGCAGCGAAAACTAAAACATGAAGAAAAGGCATTTCTTACTAATATTTTCAGATTTTTCACGCAAGGAGACATAGACGTTGCTGGTGGATATGTTACTAACTATCTACCACACTTCCCTCAACCAGAAGTTCGTATGATGCTTATGGGATTCGCCGCGAGAGAGGCGCTCCACGTCGCTGCTTACTCGCACTTGATAGAGACCTTGGGTATGCCTGAGTCTACTTATAACGAGTTCCTCGAGTACGAGGCAATGCGAGACAAGCATAACTATTTCACTGAATTATCTAATTCTAACGGAACCAAAGAATCTATTGCCACCAATATTGCTGCATTTTCTGCTTTCACCGAAGGTATGCAATTATTTTCTTCATTCATTATGTTATTGAATTTTCCTCGCCATGGCAAAATGAAGGGTATGGGGCAGATCGTCACATGGTCCATTGTTGACGAAACTCTACATTCAGAGAATATGATTAAATTGTTTAGGGAATATGTTGAAGAAAATATCGAGATATGGAACGATGATTTAAAATCTAAAATTTATAATATTGCAGAAAATATGGTAGAACTAGAGGATAAGTTTATCGATCTAGCATTTGCAATGGGTCCAATGGAAGGTTTAAAAGCAGAAGAAGTAAAGACATATATTAGATACATCGCGGACAGGCGACTTATTTCTTTGGGTATGAAGGGCATTTTTAAAGTTAAGAAAAACCCACTCTTATGGGTTGAAGAAATGATAAACGCGCCAACGCATACCAATTTCTTCGAAAACAGGGCAACAGATTATGCTCGAGGTGCTTTGTCTGGCGATTGGAAGGACGTCTGGGGATCTGCCTAGATGAAACCAGAAGAATTTGACCCAATATCTAAAGTAGAGGTCAAATATCAACAAATGCCAGAAACTTGGTTTGAAAGGTTGCCGACTCCGGAAGAAATATGGACAGGTATTTCCAAATCCGAGACATCAGTTTGGAAAAGTTCAACTCGTAATGGATTTATGCAGAGGAACCACGGACCTTGGTGTTTGTCTACAAACTTTCCAGAAATTTTTGTAGAAATGATGAAACGAGTTCTCGGAGAAGATATGTCCTTCTTTGTCGGGCAAAACGAAAATTGTTCCGGTTCTTTGAGTTGGCATGTAGACGGTTATCATGTTTGGGCGTTTAATATAGAAGGAGAAACTGAGTGGGAATGGTTCGACATTATAGAAGGAAAATTAAAAAAACAAAATATTACGCCCGGAAATATATTGACTATGCCGATGGGCGTGACACACAGGGTTAAGGTTTTGTCGGACACTAGAACTTCTGCTAGTATAGTGAATAGATATGGCGCTGAGCACCTGACAATGAAACCAGATAATTAGTAAGAGGAACACAAACATATGTTAGACCAAGAAACATTCGAAAATGTTTATGAAATAGATTGTTCTGTTTGCGAAACCTTAGTAGAGGTTGAAGTTAAAACGGGATACCAAGAACCAGCATATTGTCCTATGTGCGGTTCTAGTGTATCTGTAGAATAATGAGTTGGTACTACAAGGGGAAATTGTTTTCCCCTTCCTATGAAGAACTTTCTGAATGGGTCGGATTCGTTTACATTATAACAGAAAAAGAAACCAATATGAAGTACATTGGTAAGAAATTTTTTCATAAAAAGAAAACGCTACCCATAACCAAGAGTCGAAAACGAAGAAAACATACGCTAGTAGAATCTGATTGGAAAGAATATTTCGGTAGTTCTGATAAGGTTAGATTGCTATTAGAAGAAAATGGACCCGATGCGTTCCATAGAGAAATAATACGACTATGTAAAACGAAGGGGGATTGTTCCTACTATGAAGCGAAGGAACAATTCGACAGAGACGTTCTTTTGAATGACGAATATTATAACGGAATAATTAATTGTAGGATAGGTAGAAACCACCTTTCTGGATATTAGAAATATCCTATATAATACTATGAGGAAGATATTATGATTACTGAAACCCAACAAGGTAGAAAAACCAAATTGGAATTATATGAAATGTTAGAAGAAATTTCTAAGGCGCAATCATATGAGCAAAGAGTTGAATTAGTGAGGTCTTTTTCTGAAAAATATATTTCTTTCAAGGATTATATTCGCTGCGTTTTTGACTCTAGGATTCAATTCCTTTTGCCTAATCACCCGCCGCCTTACACACCAGCAGAAGAGAACGCCGTTCCTTCTACTTGGCACAAATTGAACAATCAATTGAAGTATTTTGTTAAAGGATTAAATGCCGATAACATGCACCCATTAAAAAGAGAAACCATGTTTATCTCTATTCTAGAATCTGTACACCCTTCGGATGCTGAAATATTAGTACAAATGATACTTAAAAAAACATCATGCGAAGGTCTTACAGTAGATGTAGTGAAGGAGGCTTGCCCCAACTTGATCATAACTTCCTAACAATAAGCAACAAGGAGTTGCCTATGCTAACGACGAACCAGTTAAATCGTTTAAGAAAAGATAGTAGTGAACTAAATCATTATATTCATAAACTTAACAAAAAGGGGAAATTAAACTTAGCACATAAGGTGGAGAAAAAGAGAGATTATCTAGAATCATATATCTCTGATCTCCAAAACTCTTTTAATCCGGTTCGATAAGGAAGGTGATCAAATATCTCGTTGTCCCCGCAAGGGGACAACGTCACCTACCTCCAAAAAAATAATAATAAAAAATGCTTGAATAATGACTAATAATCGTTATAATAAAACATCGTACCCTGCCCCCCGTAGAATATTCTACAATCCTTATAGATAATTCAGTAAGTCTTTTATTGGAATAATAATATGCCAACATACGATATTCGTATTGCAGATACAGGAGAAGAAAAAGAAATCATTTGTTCTTATTCTTCTCTTAAAGAGAAAATCGATTCAGGAGAATGGATACAGGTGCATAAAAGTACCGCTAACCTAGTCACTCATGTTAACGGTACTTTAAGTAAGACATCTGGGGATTGGAAAAACCTTTTAGGAACTATTAAAAAAGGATCTGGCAGAGGTAATACGATTAAAACATGACCCAAACAAAAAGACAAAAACAAGAAACACAAAGAAAATTGAGGATAGAAGATCTCTATACCTTTGATTCTTTAAGCGATAGTCAAGATAATGCTAGGGAAGCATGGGCAGAAGGAGATAATCTTGTATTAAGCGGTAGTGCAGGAACAGGCAAAACCTTCACTGCATTACTACTTGCTCTGCAAGATGTTCTTGATAAGGGAACGCCATGGGAAACAATTCATATAATTCGTTCAGTTGTTCCTACTAGAGAAGTGGGGTTTCTCCCAGGAACAGAAGAAGAAAAACTTTATCCTTTTACTGCTCCATATATTTCTCTTTGTTCTGATATGTTTGGTTTCTCCGGAGCATATTCTCAACTAGTGGATCAAGGAGTTATTAAATTTCATTCTACCAGTTTTATTAGAGGAATAACATTTGATAATGCTATAATTATAGTAGACGAAATGCAAAATTTAAATTTCCATGAACTAGATTCAGTAGTAACTAGAATTGGACTAGATTCTAGAATTATATTTGCAGGGGATTTTTATCAGTCTGACTTTGTTAAATCGTCAGACAGAAACGGGATTAATGAGTTTATTCGAATAATAGAGCTCATGAGCAAATTTTCTATTATCGAATTTGAGTGGAAGGATATAATTCGTTCTGATTTTGTCAGAGATTATATCATGACAAAAGAAATGATACAAAGCGGGAAAATTTAAAATGAATATCGATAGACTTAAAGAAGAAGTGAAAAGAGATGAGGGTGTTGTCTTTGAGATATATAAAGACCACCTTGGTCATCGTACTTTGGGAGTCGGTCATAAAATTACGACCGAAGACCCGGAAGTGGAACTGCCTGCGGGAACTCCGGTCGCCGCAGATAGAGTATATTCTGTGTTTGAGAGAGATATTGTTCTACATATAGGAAATGCCGAAGATATATTCGAGGATAATTGGGATACACTTCCAGAAGAAGTTAAACTGATTATCGTTAACATGATCTTCAATCTTGGTCCCTCTGGATTTCGGAAATTCCGAAAAATGATTTCTGCTATTAATAATCAAGATTGGAAAGAAGCAGCAAAGGAAGGTCGAGATTCTCTTTGGTACAAGCAAGTTACAAACCGTGCCGAAAGACTTATGTCTCGACTAGAAAGGGTATGAGTTCAGAAGATCCTAGATTTCACGGAGATTTTTCTAGAAACGAAGTCGAATTAGACCTCGATAAATTCGTAGATTTGTTAAAAGAAAATGCGTCTCTGAAAGATAAGATAAGAGAGCTGGAATTCGAAGATACGCAAAACCCATGGCAAAGGTGGGTGCACTTAGCAAGAACTATAGATGCTTGGAGAATTTTTCCTAGAATCTTCATTAGCGTTTATATGGTTCTACTGATGTATTGCGCCATATGGTTTATGAATTTAACAGAACCGACTTTAGAACAGGCGGGTCTGATCAGCACCGTTATAGGTGCTGGCGCTGCTTGGTTTGGGTTATATACAAGAAGTAATGGAGATGGTGGTAATGATGGGAAATAATAATCTATGAAATACCTTGGTATTGGCGGTAGTTTTATGCATGATGCTGGATTGGCTTTATTAGACGATCAAGGGAATATAACCTTCGCGAGCATGTCAGAAAGGTATACTGGAAAAAAACACGATGGACGCATTCCCCCTGGTATGTGGGAGAACCTTTATTATCCGTTCAAAGACAATATCCAATTAGCAGTAAACGACGATTGGGTAGAAAGGGAAAGATTCCGTCAGGGATATTTAGATAGTTGGAAAGAAGGTCTCCCGCATCATTTCACCGGAGAAAGAATAGAGGAATTGCACGCCAGCGAATACACAAGGTTGGGTGCTATAACTCCGCAACATCATTTATCTCATGCATGCGGCGCATTCTTCACAAGACCTGAATCCTTCGCGAAAGAAGATTGCGTTTTAGCAGTCATCGATGGAGTAGGGGAATTTCGCTCTGCTGCAATTTTCGACCACAATTTAAATTTAGTGCAGGAAATAACGTTTCCGCTTTCCATAGGTTACATATATGCTTGGTTTACCGAACATTGTGGACTAAGATCAAACGAAGATGAGTATGTTGTAATGGGTTTATCTTGCTATGGCGAACCAACTCATTGGAAAGAAGCATATGAATTAATACAATGCATTCCTCAATGGCACCTTGATGATCAAGATGATTGGGATGATTTGGGGTGGAAAAAGAAATACCAAGTAAAGAAATTGTGCATCAATAAGGTAATAAACTATCTTAGTAAAAATTGTAAAAGTCTAGAAGATCAAGCTGCTTCATTACAAAGAGCAACTGAAGAATATGTTTTAGATTTTATGAAAGAAGCAAGAAAATATGGATCTAAACTTTGTTATTCTGGTGGTGTTGCCCAAAATATTATGGCAAATACTAGAATGAGGGATTTGTTTGATGACGTTTGGGTTGATGTTTGTCCCGGAGATGGCGGTTCCTGTCTCGGTGCAGCTGCATATGCATATTGGAAAGATACTGG